TAAGATTTCTAGAATGGACAACAAAATCACAATCTTCGGCAACGCGAACCATCTGCTGCCGAAATTCCTCGTAATCTTGCTCACCATGCGCTACAAACTCGCGTAGCGCCCCGTCCACAACGGAGCCAGCCCATGCGTCGTCAGAAATATCGCTAGATCGCATTCTAACGTGCAAGGACTTGTAAATTGACGCTTTATCTAAAGCGCCCATATACCTCCCAAATATATCATTATATACTGACTTTCTCTTCAAAAAATCAACATCAGTAATGTTCATATAAGGTATATGATCCCCTGACTTGTCCGGGGGCGTATATTTCATGCCAATACTACAAATGTAATCAGATTTCGAAATACAATTAAATAGCGGATAATCTTTACTGACACTACCTATGTCATCATCACCATACGTCATCATAGAAACCGCATCACGAAACCTTTCCGTTTTTGGATAAATAGAGAAAAACGAACATCTACTAATCAGAGAATTAACAATAGAATTTATATATACTGTCAAATTGTGGCCAGATGGATTACTACCAAAAAACTGGACTAATGTCCCGTTATAAGCAACTACGGGATATATAACATCTGATATCATAGATCTCATAATAGTCAGATCGAGCTCAGAATATCCAGCACGATCTGCCAATTCAATAAGTATACTAAAAGCTGCACCTGTCAACGAAGCTGGCATTCTCTGATCGTATGCACTATAATCACCGGCAACAATTCTCTCATCACCGAAAGTAGTAATATGCTCGTGCATTTCCTGCCATTCACCTGAAAATGCGTTTACTCCCACTGCACATTCACTCAAAAGTGGGAACATGCTCAGGTGTGAAGCTATCGGCAAGAAGTACTCCCTCAGAAGCATTTTCAAAGCTACAGGTGCTGCTTGAAAAACTCTAACCTTCAATTTTCCAATTTTAACAGGTTCATCTTTCAATGAGGCTCTAAAAACGGGATAACAGCGTTCACCAGCAGAGTACCGCTCTTTATACAGATTATAAACCGCCAATATCTCAGAATCAATCAGAAAATTATCATTATGCTTGTCCATCGATGGCCCTACTGAACAAAACTTTGATAATTTCCCAGTTAAGGGAAATCCTACAGAGGTATTTTGTGGCATACGGTTTAAAAATTTATCACCGTCCAAACCGTTAATCACTGTTTCAAGATCCAACGGCCGAATATTTTCAAACTTAC